GTGAACTTCTTGTTTTGTTTTACGCATTACATGAGTAATTCGCTCTGCTGTTTCTAAGTTAGAAGCACCGTAAGGCACAACCATATCTTCAGCTGGAACAAATAACGATACTTGACGTTCTAGTGCTGGGTCATAATAAACTTTCTTAAATGCATTACCTGCTAAACCTAGTCCCCACAACATTCTTTCATGTTCTGGGCGATATTCTGGCATTTTATCCATGAGTTGATAGTTCATATTCTCTTGAACACGTTGAGCCGCTTCAACACACTCAGGTGTTTCTTTACCAATAATAGAAGTCTTCACAGGGCCTGCAGCTGGAAAGGTTTCCATCATTGTTTCAGCTTGAAATTTAACGAGTGCTTCGGAGAGTAGTGGGTGATAGACAGCACATGCGCCTTCCCACGGTTCAGTGCGTTCTTCTATTTTAAGACCAAGAAGTTCTAGACCATCAACGTAAGTTTCAAGCCAATCTTTTCTTGAGTTTATATCATTAGAAAAATCTTCAAGTAAATCTGAAGCAAGCTCACCAAGATATTGTTCATCTAATTCTTCAGCTAAGTTTTCAGAAAACTTCTCGTCGTCCATTCTATCTGGATCAATAACAATCTCGTTATCACCAATACCAATAGTAACTTTTTCTGGGTCTTCTATCTCTATTTCAATAGCTTCTTCTGATTCAGCCATTTCTTCAACTCCTACTGGAGCTGCGTATAGTCCTTTATCTATATCTGCCATTATTTATCCTTATTACACTGCATAATATTTTTTATGGTTTCTACCCCTAAACATTACTATATCATCCTCTTCATCATTCGGCAATCGAATAAATCCACCCTGCCTAAAACGAGCGAGTGCTAAAGTTGTGGAGTCAACCAAGTCATCGTTGGCACCACTAGGGAAATCGTTACATTCTTCAATAACCTCATGCGCCCAACGTTTGTCTGGTGCCCAAACAACACCACCACTAAACAAATCAGACACAGCATTAACACGACTAATTTTATCTTGTCCTTTTCCAGGCGTAAATTCTCCTACGGGTATACCCATTCTTCTAAATTCTTGATAGAGTGCTGCACCATTTGATTTTTTCTCTACAATAAAGGCGTCTGGCTCCCACTCTTGATACTCTTGTAAACAAAGCTGCTTAAGTTCTGGGAATTCCAAACGCTCTTTTACTGCATTCAATAGTATTATAGCGTAGTTGTCTGTCTCTTCGTTAAGAAATACGCCCCATGTTGTTAATGCATTGTAATCGGCTCTGTTATTAGCTTCTTGGGCAGCATCGAGCGTCATTATTATAAATTCACACGGTGGTGGGTTCTCTTCTTCCCACATATTCCACCATTCTCGCTTGATTAGTGCTCCTTCTTCCGATGTTGGGTTCTGTAAGTACTGTGCGTTCCAATATCGTATGTCTAATGCAGCACGTCTAGACTTTAATTCTTCTAATGGCCAGAACTCAGGCCATAATGGAACCTCATTTCCCTTTTTATCTTCTAAAATAGCAGGAAACTCAACAACTTCCCAGTCATCGACGTCATCATTCTTAACCATCTGGTTAATTATCTGTCCTGTTAGGTCTAATTTAGACCATCGAGTCATCACTACAATAATTGCACCTCCAGGCATAAGCCTTTGCAGTGGTCCTGACTGAAACCATTCCCAAGCTGGGAGAAAAACATCTCCCTTTCCTAACTTTGCGTCTTGCTCTGAATGGGGATCGTCAATTATAAATAGATCTGCTCCACGACCAGCCAAAGCACCACCAACACCAATAGCAAAATACTCACCGTTATAATTGGTACCCCACCTACTGGCGCTTTTACTATCCGCTTGTAGATTGATATCGGGGAATATGTCTTTATAAGGGTCTGAGCCCACGAGATTCCTGACCCGACGACCGAAGTTAACAGCAAGATCTGCTGTATGAGATGCCATGATAACCTTTTTTGCTGGGTGGTTACCCAAAAACCAAGCCGGAGCCAGATAGGAAATAAGTTCTGATTTTCCGTGACGAGGCGCGATATTGACGATAACTCGTTTTCTAACTCCTCTTGATATTTCTTCAAATAATTTAGCCAATTTTGCATGATGTTCTCCTACTTTATAATCGGGGTAGACATGCTTGATAAAGTCTAAGAAGTTTGCCTTCCCCTGTGTTTTAGTTAATTCTTTCTTATATTCTTTTAAAAGGATTAGATGCTTTTGTCTGTCTCTCTCGGACATGTTAGGTAGATTCTTCTGTAGTAAATCTAAGTCCGCTTCACTAATCATCGTCTTCTATTACCTTATGCTCTCCTTCAACGACTTTACCTTTTAGCTGTTCTATTGTTTCTAATAGTTCTTTTTCTAGTTCTTCACCTGATTTACTGATGTGTGTAATCTCTGTCTTCTTCTTGAATGCGTCAACGCCATCTACCTCTCCTATCGCTTTCCACGCTGAGATGCGTTCTCGTGAGCTTTTAGCCAATGCTGCTTCTTGTAGTAGTCCGTTAAGCACAGACAACTTTATATCTGCTAGGTCTTTAGCCACCATATGACTAGTCTGCGAGACCATGCCGGCAAGGTAGGCTATAGTTTCGTTAGGGTACGTGCCGAAATCAGGCTTTAGCTCTGGGTTCTTCATCATTTCTTTAGCAACTTCTTCAGCCTGCTCCATGTTTTCTTTCGTAGGCTCTATGTTTTCCTGTGCTAAATCAGAGATAAGCTTGACGGTGTTAGATCGCATACTAAGTTCTTCGCTAGGTGACATCTCTGGTAGCGCTTCTCGTGCGTTCTTAGGTAAAGCGATACCATCCTCTATGTTTGGCACCATCACTTTATGTTCTTGATTGTTTACGTCTGTCATGTGTTTGCTGTTACACCTTAGTTATTTGCAGCGTGGCTTGTAGTATATCTTATTAGATAACTAAAAACAAACAGAAAACATACAGTAACACCAAATATAAACAAGTGTTAAGTAGCGAGAGTAATGTCCATAAGATGTTCATACCCGTAGTGTACGTTAGTTTGGGGGCCAATGTGATAATAAGAATCATTCATGGTTTTTGAGATTTTTTGTAGAAATTTTTTTTGTTTAGCCATTTGTAAAGTAAGGGGGTAGG